TAAATATATTGCCTTGAATTATAATATAATTATAGCCGATGGAAAGAAGGCAGATATTTTTAATCAGGTAAACGTTATGATGAGAGAGCAACAAAAGATTCCCACAGTAATTATATTAGATGTCCCACGTAGAAATCAGGGATACGTAAGCTATGGCGTTTTGGAGCAATTAAAAAACGGCATGATATATAGCGGTAAGTATGAGGGAGGCAGATGTATATTTAAAGCCCCACATGTTATAGTATTTTCTAATTCACCGCCCGATACCGAGGAGATGTCCGCCGATAGATGGCATATAGTGAATATAAATGAAAGCATAGATAAAGCATTTGCCAAATTGGGCCTTGCTTAATCGAAAGAAGCCATAAATCCCGGCACAGCCGGGATTCATGGCCCGAAGGAACCCCGGGAGGGCGGGGTTCCTTCTTTCTTTCTTGTCTTTTTTTTGGTTTGGCTTGGTTTCAAAAAAAAAGCAGATTAGCTTTGGCAGATTGAGGCATAGCGAACTTAACTAGTCGCCATATCCTTCGGTTCAGAGAATTCAACAATATAGTCAATGCTAACGAATAGATTGAGCGAGGCCGTTGTAAGGTCCATAGTAAAGAACCATATATTAAACATAGCTTCTTCAGTAGGATCAGCAGTCACAGGGGCACCTAACCGGTCCATGTTATCTTTAACGTCCACAACGTTGAATTGCTTTTTGGAAGAATACTTTTGCACGAGAGATACAACGCGGTCAGTAGCTTTAAATAGCCTATACGGTCCACGCTTCGCTTCTATAAAACTTCCGGGCGTAGTATACGGCACAGCCGATCCGTCGGTCAGGAAAGTTCCTATAACACATGGAGAAACATTGGTTTCTTGAGGCAGCACCTTTACCGTCATTTTAGAACCTAGAACCACATAATGATTATACAACGCGGCCCATTGGTCAAATCCCATAGGTTGGTGTCCGGTGCTTGTATAGTTAGGGTCATATAGCCCATTAGCCCTAAATACATATGAGGCTAAGGTTCCCGTAGTGCTAGTCATACTAGTCACGTGTTCAGTATATCTAAGAATCGCACGGCGAGTCTTCGGCATACCAGATAGAGCATTAGAAATATAAGGCCTACGGCGATAAGTCCGGCGGGTACGCTTACCACCCGGTCGCTTTGTTGGTCTTCGTTTCTTGGCATAAGTCTTACGAGGCATGATTGATATATAGCAGGGCGGAAAGTTTCCCTTAAATTAATTAATTAATTGTATGGAGAAGAATTATTTATTTTTCTTCTAAAGAAACTTCCGGCGTGGTATATATAAGCGATGTCCCAGTGTCCCACTAGTCCCAGTGTCCCACTTGCCCCAGTGTCCCAGTGTCCCACTAGTCCCACTAGTCCCAGTGTCCCACTTGTCCCACTTGCCCCAGAGGGGAAGGGTAATACTAAACCTTCCCCTAATAGTGCGCGCGGATGGGTTTTTACATTGAACAACTATACCGATGAAGAATATAACACTATAAAAGAATTCGCTATTAAAAAAACCGATAGCTATATAATCGGTAAAGAAATTGGCCAGAATGGCACACCGCACTTACAAGGTTATATTTATGTAAAACAAAAAATTAGATTTACAACGATAAAAAATATTTGTAATCGTCTTCACCTTGAAACAGCACGAGGCAGCCCAGAAGATAATTTAAAATATTGTTCCAAGGATGGAGAATTTATAACTAATATAAAAGTTAAAATTTCTTCAGAAGATTTTATAAAATTAACAGAACAGCAAATTTTAGAAAATGAATATAAAAATGTTATATGGCGGCCATGGCAGCAGGATATTTTAAATATTATAAATACAGAACCAGATAATCGCACCATTCATTGGTACTATGAAACCATTGGCAATACAGGGAAATCATTTTTAACTAAATATATTGCCTTGAATTATAATATAATTATAGCCGATGGAAAGAAGGCAGATATTTTTAATCAGGTAAACGTTATGATGAGAGAGCAACAAAAGATTCCCACAGTAATTATATTAGAT